CAGGAAATCGGAGATGCGTTAAAGGAGCAAGGCGGTTATTCTACCGTAGAATATGTGCGTCATGAGTTATTCAATCAGCAAATAGACAATGATACCTACGCTTTTAAAGTGATTTATGAAGTTGATACATATAATTGCTAAAAATATTAGTATATTTGAACTATCGCATATTTAAGTATATCCAACTAGGGGGATGCGGCGATTTGTTCGGATCTCCCTTATTTAATTTGTCTTTTCATAATTTAGGTTTATAATTGGTTAGTTGGAATCCTCTATCGCTCGGTAGGGGATTTTTTTATCGTGTATAATACACTAATTATGATTGTTATTGATAATTATTATTAATTTTACAATAGTCGTATATATCGACAAATTATAGAAGAAAGGAGGGAGTGTAGATGGATTTGTGTGAAATTGTTGGCGTTATTAAGAAAGTAAAACAACAGGGTAAAACCTCATTAACTGATGGCGACTTAAAAGCTTTAGGGCTTAATGTCTTTGAAAGGAAAGAATTTTTAGATTCAGCTCCGGAAATTAATTTCGTATTCCCAGATATGAAAGTAAGTTTCGAAGAAGATAGATTGACAAAAGAAAAGAGAATCACATTTTGATTGTAGCCCCTTCCTTAATTGGTAGGGGCTTTCTTTTTGCTATGATTTTTAGCATTTGTTTGGTAGCTAAATATTTTTAGCTTAGTTTTGTTATTATTTTTAGCAAATTTTAGCATGGCTGCACCAAAAGGAAATCAGTTCTGGAAGTTACGTTCTAAACATGGAAGGGATAAGTTGTTTACTTCTCCTGAAATGTTATGGGATGCAGCTTGTGAATACTTCCAATGGTGTGACGAAAACCCATGGGTAAAGAATGAAGCTGTCAAGTCAGGAGATTTGGCAGGAACAATAATTAGAGTGCCTACATCAAGACCTTACACCTTAACCGGATTATGTCTATATCTAGATTGCAACACAAAATATTTCAGTGATTTTGAAGCTAATTTAACGGATTCTGATAAAGATTTTTCCGAAGTCATAACACGTGTGAGGGAAACGATCTATTCACAGAAGTTTGAAGGTGCTGCAGTTGGGGCTTTCAATGCTAACATCATATCAAGGGATTTAGGTTTGGCAGATAAGCAGGAGCATGATGTAAGTGCTAAGATTGAACAGATTACGGGAATGGTGATTAAGTAATGCAAATAACCTTTGATACCAATGGAAATGATAAGCAAAAAGAAGTCTGCGTACTATGGAATGATCCAATAGTATCAGATATCGCTTATGGGGGTTCTAAAGGTTCGGGTAAATCATATCTTGGATGTTCTTTGATATTTGGTGATGCGAGTATGTATCCCGAAACCCATTATTTCATAGCTCGTAAGAAGCTAAATGATATCAGGAAATATACGATACCATCGATACATGAGGTATTCAATCATTGGGGATTAAGTAGCAAGTACTTTTCCTTTAATGGTCAGGACAACTATTTTACCCTTTACAACAAGAGCAGGGTTTATCTCCTGGAAGCTAAATATCTTCCATCAGATCCGCAATATTACCGTTTCGGTTCGATGCAAATGACTAGGGGTTGGATAGAGGAGGCAGGAGAATTTGAAGAAGCCGCTAAGAACAACTTAAGCGCATCAATAGGAAGATGGAAGAACGATGTCTATAATCTTGCCCCTAAGTTATTGCAGACTTGTAACCCTTCCAAAAACTATCTATACCGTGACTATTACATGAAGAATAAAAAGGGTACAATAGAGGAATGGAGAAAATTCGTACAGGCGTTGCCTTCTGATAATAAGAAGTTGCCAAAAGGGTATCTCGAAAACCTTAAACGAACCTTAACCACCAACGAAAAGGAGCGTCTTTTATTCGGTAATTGGGAGTATGATGATGATCCGGCAGTATTGATTGAATACAACAAGATTTTAGACCTTTTCAGCAACGATTTCATATCAGAGGGAGAAAGATACATTACGGCTGATATTGCTCGATTCGGAAGGGATAAAACAGTTATTGGTGTGTGGTCTGGATTCAGGTTAATCAAGATAGTGACCATCGCTAAGAATAAGGTTACGGAAGCTGCGCAGGCAATAAAGGAATTAAAGGATCAATACTTTGTTCCTATGTCCAATATCATAATTGACGAAGATGGTGTAGGTGGTGGTGTAGTAGATATTCTGGAAGGTTCAAATGGATTCGTAAACAATTCAAGTCCATTGGATAATCCCGAAACCAAAGAAGCTGAAAACTACATGAACCTTAAGAGCCAAATGTACTATGCTCTGGCAAAGAAGATCAATGAAGTGGGGATGTACATCAACTGCGATGATAGCGAGATCAAGGATTCGATTATCCAAGAGCTTGAACAGGTCAAGCAGCACAATATGGACAAAGATGGTAAAAAGCAAGTATTGCCAAAGGATAAAATTAAGGAACTGTTAGGGCGATCACCTGACTACGCAGATATGATAATGATGAGAATGTGGTTTGAGTATAGATTTAAATTCGAGTTTTATGTTCGATAAAGATAAAGTGATAGTATTTGGATTAAGACTGTTGCTCATGGCTTTGGTTAGCTATGGGCTTCATTCGTTTGTATAATGGCTAGTTTCGGGCAATACGTCAATAAGGCATTAGGTTTCAATCCCCAAAAGAGGGAATACGAAAACCAATTAAACGCTATCCTATACGGTAACCTTATCAACTTCAAGGATGTTGTATTCTACAACTACTGCAGGGAGGATTTTATCTTAAAAGGGTACAAATCAAATGCAGAGGTTTATTCAATCGTCAGGAAAATCGTGGATAAGCTTTCATTCGCTCCATTGTATCTATACGTGGATAACGAGGACAAGAAGAGTGCAAGGTACAAAAGCTGTAAGAAGTCGGTGGATAGGGTAGAACACGCAAAGTACAACATCTATCGAACTAAAGCACTCGATTTTGTCAATGATAACAATGACTTTTCTAAACTGATCGAACAACCTAACGAGCATCAATCCTGGAATGAGCTTATCGAACTGTTCCGCATATTCTATTTTGTGCAGGGTGAAGCGTTCTTGTATCGGGAAACTGCAGACGATAGCGATATCGCACTATCAATCCATGTATGTCCGGCAAATCTTATGGAGCCGATATTCGGTGGAACGATAAACGATCCCATCACAGGGTGGAAGCTTAACCTATTGAACGGTCAAATACGAAAATTGGATGCTAAGGACGTTTTCCAATTGAAGATGGCAAATCCTGAATTTGATTCGATGGGGAGCCAACTTAGAGGAATGTCACCACTACAGGCAGGGCAAAAGTATCTCCAGTTAGATGATACAGCAGTCAAAGCGTGGTTAAACAGTACTATCAATGAAGGAGCAAAGGGTATTGTTTCCCCTAATGTAAATGATCCAAAGTTATGGCCAACAGCGACACAGGCTCAACAAATTGATGAAGCTATTGAGAAGAAAGTTCACGGTTCAGAGAATAAAAACAAAGTAGTGTATGCTAACATGCCACTACAATATAGTGCCATCGGACTAAGTCCACAGGCATTGGCTATTGTTGATGGTCTTAAGTATTCTAATGTAAAGCTATGTGATCTTTGGGGAGTTCCTCCGGTTCTTTTCGATCCTAACCCTACCTATCAGAACATGAAGGAAGCTAAGGAAAGATTCGTTAACGAGGTTATCATTCCATATCTGAACAAAGAGGAAGAAGGACTTAATAGATGGCTTACAGAGCCTTTCAAAGGTGCTGATAAGAAGAACTATGTATTGGACTATGATACGAGTGTCTACGATGAATTAAAGCTGGATTTAGAGGAAAGAAAAGCCTTGAGCGAAATCCTATCAATCAATGAAATGCGAGTATTGGAAGGATGGGAAGAAATCGAGGACAGCGATGCTGCAAATCAGGTATTCATAGCATCGGGTAAAGTTCCTTTGAATGAATTTGATATGGGATTAACATTAAATGATGATTTAAATAAATAGGTTATGCGCCCAAGAACAGAACAGTTCGCTCTATATTGGGATGAACATCACCAATACCTTTACTTTAAAAAGGGAAAGCTTAAATCCTACTACGTAAGGAAGTTTTATAAGAATTATTTCAAGATGAAGAATAAACAAGATATTGATTTGGCATGATGAGCAAGTACGTTAAAGCAACATCAGAAGGCAAACTTTACATTGAAACTAAGGACTTCTTTAAACAGCCTAAAATAATCTCAACCATCATGAAGTTGAAGGATAGCAAATTGGTTAAAGAGATAAATGCCAAGAATATGAAACGTGATATTATTTACGATTAAATGAACCCAAAACTACAACTAAGAAGATATGCAAGAGCAGAGGACAGAAAGCTAAAGACATACGAGAAGAAGTACGCCAAAGCAATCCTACGTGTCCTTAACCACCAACTTGATGAAGCAATCCGAAACCTTCAATCAGGGGCTATCTTCTTAGATGTAACAATGAACGATGTACTAGCCAATCTCTACAAAGAGGTAGGAGTAGACATTGCAAACAGTCAGTATGATGCACTAACATCCTTCAAGACCAAAGCAAACGAATTCTTCCTAAACACCTGGTTGGACTTCATGACCAATTATATCCTATCCTCAATGGCAGGAAGGGTGACAGGTATCAATGATACTACCCGAAAGAAGATACAGGAAACAATAGCCATCGGTTTTAACTTAGGTCTGGAAACCGAACAGATAGCGCAGTTCCTACGGGAAAGGATAGGAACATTTAATGTCTACCGTTCCATCATGATTGCTCGTACTGAAATAGCAGAAGCAGCCAACATTGCCAAAGATAGAAGCTCGGAAGATTGGGAAAGGGAAACAGGAGAGAATCTGTATAAGGTGTGGATCCACCGATATGCAAAGGAGCCGCGAACCTTCCATGAAGAACAAGATAACGGTAAGGCTATACCGAAAACCGACAAGTTCCAAGTTAGAAACCCTAAAACGGGGGGCATTGACGAAATGGATAGACCACATGATCCAGCAGGGGGAGCAATTCAGAATGTTCAATGTTCCTGTGTTGTAGTCTACGTTTCGGAGAGTTACGCGCGCCGTTTAAACTCAGTTAAATAGCGTTAGCTAAAAGTTTAGCATAAATAGCTAAAAATATTAAGCAAAATTTGTTTTGTATTGCTAAAACGTTTAGTTTTGTTACTAAAGTTTTTAGCATGAGTGAATTGGTATATAAAAATGCTTCTGTTCCTTTTAAGGATATGGATGACCAAACAGGGTTCCTGATTGGTTATGCCAATATTTATTCCATTAAGGACTTAGTAGGGGATATCTCAAATCCTGCATCTTTTGTGAAAACAGTTTCCGAAAGAAAAGCTAAAATCAAAATCTATAAAAACCACGACAATAATTTATTGGTAGGAGTTCCAAAAGAGCTTAATCCTTATGATTCAGTAGGACTTCATTTAACCGCTAAGATGTTAATGGATACCTCGTTGGGTAGAGATACTTACTATGAATCTAAGTTTTTGGTTGAGAATGGATTTGAAAGTGGCTTCTTTATTGGTGGGTATGTAGTAAAGCGCAATCCTAAGCAAAGAGCAGAAGTTATGGAGTATAAACTTGATGAAGTTTCCGTATTGACAAAAGAACAGGCTAATCAGGGCTCTATGGTTCAGATTGTGAAGTCTATCCAAGATCAAGAAGAAATTACCCAAGAAGCATTCTGGAATATCATCACCAAAGCATACGACAATCACAAATTCAGTGATAACGTGCTAAAATCATTAGAACAGTTTTTGAAAATGTCACTCGAAAATCAGGAGCCGAGCGATAGCGCAATCGAAACCACTCCGCAATCAGAGCCGACTAGTATTATAAAATCAATTTATTCAAATTTTTTACCATAAGATCATGGCAGAATTAACGGAAGAAGAAAAAATTAAAAAAGCGGCTCAGGAGAATATCGAAAAGATTGCGAAGGATGCTGCAGAGAAAACGGCAGAAGAAAAAGCCAATGAAGCCGTAGAGAAGTCCTTAAAAGACAAAGGTTTTGTAACCAAAGAAGATGCTGAAAAATCAGCAGAGGAAGCTGTAAAAAAAGCTTTGGAAGCTAAAACAGCAGAAGATAATAAACGTTTCGACACATTGTCGGCACAGATCAAGAAAGCGTCACAGATTGAACCAGTGGAGAAAGTAAACAAATCGTTCAACGAATATTTAGCGGAAGCTATTGAGGAAAACAAAGAAGCTATCCAAAACTTTAAAAAGGGTAGTCCAGAGTTGACCATCGCAATGAAAGCAGTTGGTGATATGTCAATCGCTAACAACTTCCCTAATGCTACTCCATTCGTACAGGATGTAAGAACAGGATTGATCACTGTTCCTCAAAACCGTGTTTGGTTATCTGATATCATCCCTGGCGGAAGCTCTACAGGTAACTCAATCCTTTATCCAAAAGAAAATGGTGGTGAGGGTGCTGTAGGTTTATGGACGAATCCAGCTGTTGATAAACCACAGGTTGACTATGATTTGACAAGCCAATCAGCATTCTTCAAATGGATCGCAGGTTATGTTATCATCGAGCGTGAAATGTTGGATGATATCGCATGGTTACAGTCATACTTACAATCGAAGTTGCTTATTTCATACAAGACAGCAGAAAATAACTTCATCTTAAACGGTTCTACAGACACAAATCCTGTTACGGGCATGTTGACTGCGGCAACTGCTTATAATGGAACGTTTACCAATGCTGTTGACCGTGTGATCGATGCAGGATGGGGTCAGATCGTTGAGACTACTCACGAATTCTATAACCCTACTCATACAATCCTTAATCCTCGTGCAGCTGTTAGCTTAGGCTTAAACAAAGCAACCGGTTCGGGAGAGTACGATCTACCTAATGGATCAGTAGCATTCAGTAACGGTAAATTATCCGTTGGTGGATTAGATGTAGTTACTACAACCGGATTGCCTGCAACTGATTTCTTAACGTTCGATCGAAATGCTTTAGCATACGTAACTCGTATGGCTCCAGAGTTGAGAATGTTTGAAGATGCGGCATTGGCAAAACGTAACAAAATCATGTTCCGTATTGAAGGCCGTGCAACATTAGCAATCTTCAACAACAACGCGCTCGTAAAAGGGACCTTAGCGGCTCCCGTAGGCGGATAATAAACAAGGCTGTTTAATTAGTTCATATAATAGGTTAGTTGAATTTAGTTAGGGTGGGGTAACCCGCCCTTTCTTTTAAACACGAAGAAATGAGCAGAATCACGTTTTTAAAGGATCACGTAAACGGTATTAAGAAGGGCGACGAGGGAGAATTTACCGAAGGTAGAGCGAATTACCTAGTACGCACTGGTGTAGCAGAATATGTGATCGAAGCGGAGCCGAAAAAAGCGGTAAAGCAACCAAAACAAAAGTTAAAAACCACGAAGTCCGAACCCTGTAAAACCTGCTAACAATGGCATTCCCTACACTCGAAGAAGTTAAAGCACACATGAACCTTACGGGAATTGATGATTTTGATATGATCCTAGATATGTATCTGCACGCTGCTAAAGCTGACGCGGAGAACATCACAGGACGTAATTTCTCAAATCCGCTAGGTGAAAACTACGAAGAGCCTAATAACTCTATCAAAGTAGCGATTTTAACGCGTGTAGCAACGAGTTTCGATTGTAGACAGGATAACGACGAGGAAGGGCAGAAAGAAGCTGTAAACGCTTCTATTTTCATCTTCCGTCAATACTCTAAAAGACCAATATTCTAATGAAGTTCGGTAAGTACGATCAAAAGATTCAGTTTGTAACCTGGGGGAAAGAGTCGGACGGAGCAGGAGGTTATAATCCTGTGGAGATCGTCGAGCTTACAACCTTCGCGCAAATCAATCAGCTTCAACAATCCTCGGATTTAGAGCAAGCGCAATTGTTGCTTCCCGAAACTTATAGAGTTAGAATGATTGTTAGGAGTGGTTTTAATCCTGTAGTCGGAAAAGACGTGAAGTGGAGAGGTGAAATATTCAAAATCAGCACTACACCACGAGTAGAAAGCGTAAGGCTTCAAAATGAATGGATCTTTGATATAGCGAGAGGGAACAATGGCTAAGGGGGCAATTATCAATACGGTTGGAAGGGATTTAGCAAACTACCGTAAAGATATCGTTAAGCAAGTAACTGATTTAATCAGTGATTTCGCTTCGCAGCTTGAAATAGCCGCAACTAGGGACGCTCCGAATTTCATCCACATAGATAAGAAGATATCAAAAGGAGGGCTTAAAGCAGAGGTCGGGGTAATGGGTGATAATCCGATGGCCGCCTATATAGAGTTCGGAACCGGGCTAAGCGCACAGGATATTCTAGCACCTTATCCCCAATGGATAAGAGATATCGCGATGCAGTTCTACGTAAATGGTCAGGGAACACTAAAAGGAAAGCCGTACCTGTACAACAATTATCTACGATTGATGCACAGTTTTAGGGTGGAATTGGATAAAATACTAAAGGTTAAGAGAAAATCATAATGGACGTATCAGAAGCATTAAGGAGGGCATATTTCACAGCTTTAACACCGTTGGTTGTTGATGGTGTAGAGATTCCTGTATTTGATGAATTTGTTAATCCAGAGGTAACAATTCCAAAGCTTAATACATGGGCTTCTACCTACGTAGTTATCCAAGATCAACAAGAGATTGAAGGCGTTCAAAACTTCTGTACTTACCGTCAAAACTGCTCGATAACACTACGTATCGTAACGAAGTTCGAAACAAATAAATCTATCGGCAAAAAGGTCGCTGAGAAGGTTTCGAGCATCGTACAATCGAAGATTAAGCCAACAGGTAAAACACATTCTCTTATCAACGCAAACGGATATTCATTTCAAAGAGTAAACAAAGAATTAAGCAGGACCATATTTGAAGAAGCTAACGGAACAACAGCAATTAGCAAAGTAATCATTTACAATAACATAGTAAATCAATAAGAAGATGGCAAACGAAAATTACGGACAAGGCTGGAAAGGAGTTCTTTCTGTGTGGGATAATACAGCTAGCGCATACAAGCCCTTAGCTTGTTTAACATCAACATCTCATTCGATGTCAGGTAATACACAGGAAAAAGTAAACATGTGCACACAGGGCAAGACGATCACTAAACTTCAAAGTATCACTGAAACGGTTGATTTTGAAGGGCAGGTTATCGATACAACAGCATTAGGTGGTGGCGATGTGAGAGCATCACTAGCGGACATTAAAGCAATCATGCGCACACAAGCGACAACGGGTCAGCCCAACGATTTCAGATTAGAACGCGACTTTGATGGGTTTCTTTATTTCCCTGGTCAATTCCTTTCTATTTCTGACAGCTATTCAGCAGCAGAGGACGCGACTTTCTCAGGTCAGTTAGGTATTCAAGGTGATGTAGTCGAAGTAGATCCACACGCAGCAGGTTAATTTAAAGTCATATGAACAAAACTATTATTACAGTAAACATCGACGGTGAGCCGCAAAAGGTAGAGTTGCTTTTTGGTATGTGGACGCTATTCAGATTAAGAGATTTCGGCTTTAACCTGCAAGACTTCGACACGTTGACAGGCGATCCACTCCGCTTTATGGAAATGGTGATTCTATTGATGTACTTAGGAGCGTGTAACGCGAATGGTAAGGATTTAGGATCATTCGATAAAGATGTGTTTTACGACTACGCAGAACAAACCGGAGGGCTCTCTTTCGTCAACAACGAGGAAGTGAAAAAGGTAATCACATGCTTTACTAATTCTCTCGCATTGATCAGCTCTAAAGACGAAAAAAAAAGCAAAGCGACGGACAAGAAATAGACCCGTTTGAAGATTGTGCGTCCTTATTGAGTTTCGCGGTAGGTGAGTTAGGGTTAAGGATGCACGACTTCTACGATATGCCCTTCAATGAGTATATAATAATGGTAGAAGCATTCAACAGACGGCAAAGTGCCAAGCAAAAGGAAGAGTTATTAACTGCTCAATTTATCGCATATCACGCCTATATAGCTGGTAACATCCGCTTAGATAAGATTCCTTCATTCAGCGACTTTATCGGAGAGAAGAAGAAGGTAAAAAGCACAGCTACCGACGAGCAAAAAGAAAGACTAAGAGCCGCAACTGCGGAGTACTTAAAAAAGAAGAGCCAAATATCATGAGTTTTATAGCAGAGATACAAGCGAATATTGATAATTTCAATAGCAACCTGGATAAGGCGCAAGCCCGAATGGATGCTTTTGCTAATGGTATCGGCTCGCAAATAGCGAAGATCGGTCAATCCTTCCAAATGATTGGTGGAGCGTTGTCTATAGGCGTTACTGCTCCATTAGTAGCTGCTGGAACTGCGGCCTTCAATATGGCGGCCGACTTCGAGGATGCGCTCGGAGCAACAGACCAAATTTTCAAGGAAGCGTCAGCCGCTACACAGGAATGGGCGAACAACCTACCCACTTACTTCGGCATTGCTAAGAAAGAAGCACTAGACTATTCTAATATGATGGGGTCTATGCTTGTGAATATCGGGAATATGACCGAGCAGGAAGCGAGCAAGCAGAGCGCAAAGCTTATTGAATTAGCCGGTGATTTAACCGCAACGTACGGCGGTACTACACAAGACGCTGTACGCGCGCTTACTGGAGCGTTAAAAGGCAATACTACCATGTTAGATAACTACGGTATTGCCGCTAACGACGCTTTAGTGAAAGCTAAAGCTTATTCGATGGGTTTAGCTGAACAAGGTAAAGAACTTGATTTAGCAGCTAAACAAGCGGCTACACTCGCACTTATCTATGAGCAATCATCAGCCGCTCAAGGTCAGGCGGCAAGAGAAGCGGAAGGGGCAAGCGGATCTATGCGCGCGTTAAAAACGGAGATTGCAAACCTTACAACGGAATTAGGGGCTAATCTGCTCCCAATAATCACACCTATTGTAAACCAAATTAAAGAAGTGGCGGCAGGATTTAGATCGTTGACGCCGGAAGCACAGAAAACTATAACCGTAGTAGCGGCGATTGCGGCGGCTATTGGTCCATTATTATTGGCATTGGGATCGCTTATGCAACTCGCCCCATTAGTGGGGACAGCGTTCGCAACCATGACGGGGCCTATAGGTATTGCTGTGGCGGCTATTGGCGCGGCAGTAGTGCTGATAATTAAATATTGGGATGAAATAAAAGCTTATTTCTCTAGCGGTGGCGGATCCAAGGTGTGGGCGAGTATCTCCAAAGGCGCGCAAGATCTATGGGCGAAGCTTGTAAATATTTTCGAGAAGGTCAGAGCATTCATGCTTGATGTATGGAATAAAATAGGCTCTAACGTAAAATCCATTGTAGGAAATACTTTCAACACAGTACTGACAATCGTCGAAGCCGTAATAAACCATATCTCGGGCATTATAGATGTGTTTTCATCGTTGCTGTCGGGTGATTTTAGCGGAGCAATACGCGCAGCAGGAAGATTGTTTGAGAACGTATTCAATACGATAAAGAATATCGGCATTAATGTGTTCGCGAACATATCGCAAGCAATAGCCGGCTTTCTTAAGCTTGTCGGCGCCGATCAGATGGGGGCATCACTTGAAAATTGGGCGAATGGCTTACGTCCTGTTAAGCAAGAAGTAGAGCAAACAGCGATAAAAGTTGAAGAAGCCACTAAAAAGATTTGGAAAAAAACAGCCGCAGTAGATAACAATACGGAATCTTTAACTAAGAACACGAAAGCAAACAAAGACTATCGTGCAGAGTTAGACAATACACTTGCTTCCTGGGGCATTTATGATGCTCAAATGAAGGTCATCACTCGAAGCTTCAATGAGATCTAAAAGGTCGCAAAGAACGCAGGAGCGTCTTTTGAGCAATTTCAAGTAATTGCATCGCGCGAATGGGCTGAAAAGACGTTGGTAAACTTTAAAAAGCTAGGGGAAGGTATCAAAGGATATAAACTGACTGGTCTTTCTAATCCAGAAGTTACTATGCCCGTATCATTAAATCCTAAAATAGAATTTAAAGTAGATAACGCAAAATTGGAAACCTTCTTCAATACAGGGAAAACTATTGCTGAGACGATAAATGAGGGCATATCAAACACTTTAAATGCAGGGGGACTAAATGATATTATTGGTAGTGTCGCATCATCGTTAGGCGCTGCTTTGGTAGACGGTGGTAGTTTCATCGAAGCGGCTGGAAGCGGGCTTTTAGGGGCGATGGGGGGAATCATGGTGCAGCTAGGGCAAATGACCCTTGCGGCGGCTGCAGGTATTCAGGGTGTTCAAATAGCATTGAAGTCTTTGAATCCGTATGCAGCTTTAGCAGCCGGCGCGGCGTTAATTGCTATAGGATCTGCTTTTAAAGCCGGCGCGTCTAAGCTAGGGAAGTCAATGGGGTCAGGAAGCAGTAACGCATACGCTTCCGGCCATTCAAATAGCGGGCCGTCAGATCAAAACTACATCCCTCGTGGCGCTTATTATAACAATGATAAACAAAAAGTAGAATTCACCATTAAAGGTAATAGCCTTGTCGGCGCGATGGCAGTGAATCAAAACCGTAACAACAGATTAGGATAATGGCATATAATACTAAGTACATATTGAACTACTGCAACCGCTTAGGCAAGGACCTACGGATTGAGATTCAATTATTGGATTATGTGGGGGAAGAATTTATCCTAGTTAACGGTGATGAATACTTACAAGATTTAGATGGTAGTTACGTTGTGTCTAACATTGATGGCAACTATAATCCGAATCGAGATAAGAATGATATTGAAGGTGGAGCAAATCCATTTGTATTGAACTATCAGAATGATACGGGTGAGAAGGGGGGAGCGATACGCGCTTCCTTCGCTGATATGGAGTTTTTCGAAGATTTATTGTTTAATATCGACGATTTGTCTACATCCGACGAAACAGAAATTAGGTGCGTTTTTTACTACGACAATCAAATTGAGTGGATCGGATTTGTAACTCCGGACTTCTTTAACGTTGAAATTACGGAGAATCCACTTATCCGGCTAACGGCATCAGATCGTATCGGGATATTGAAAGATGTACCATATACATTGAGTTCAGAAATCGTCGACCGGATCAATCTTATGACAGTTGTGTCTAATATACTCAAGCAAACAGGTTTAGAACTTAACATAAATGTTGTTTGTGGAATGTATTCGGACGAGTTTCCATACCATGCCCCGTCGACAGGGTTCGAAGGTTATGAATTTAATGATCCTATTGCTAACACATGGGTAAATGAATACCGCTTTGTAACTGATATGGAGACGTTAGAAACAAAGAATTGTTATGAGATACTTCAAGCTATTGCAAATCAATTCAACTGTCTTATAACGCAGTATAAAGGCGAATGGTGGGTAGTAAATAAGTTTGATCTAGATAAAGCAGGGGGAGTATTATTTCATTACAATAGTTTCGGAATACAGCAATACATAGAAAAAGTACATTTTCCGGAAGAATACTTTGGATTAATCGACGTAGGGGGAGAACGTACATTAATACCTGCAGGCGCGAAGAATACTTATCTTTTGGATAATCGGAAGCTACAACGTCTATTCCTTCGGAGTATAATCCTGATGGAAGCCTAAAAGAGACATACGAAAATGAAGTAAGGGAAGTTTTGATAAACGAATATGATATTTCGGTACTATCAAACGATACTACAAACTTTTCATCAGTACCTCCAAACGTTATCGGGAACTCTTATATACTAGAGTCGCAAAAGTTTAAGGTTGTGACAATGGATAAGAAGAAATCGTCATTTAAACTTAATGTAAAAGCGGTAGGCAAAGCTTATACCGCAATTATGATAGGCTTGATAATGGAGATTGAGAAGGTATCAGAACCAGGCGTTAAGTACTACTTTACGCTGATGAATCCTGTTGATGACGAAAATAATTACACTGGGAATAATCAATTTATCAGGGTCGTTGACATCAATAGTTCCGGATATATCCAAGCTTATCCTTTTGGGTTCGAAAACAAATACAATTCAGAAAATATTGCAGTCGATCAAGAGTGGAATATCGAAATGAATATCTCAAAGGGACAGACCCAAGACTATGATATTAGCACCGCTAATTTCTTTTTTAGAGTCTATCCGAATAGAGCATATAAGAAGAACACGTACAATCCTAACTTAACAACTATCAAAAATATGTTAAGGAGCGTGACGCTTACTTTCTTAAATGATAATCAAACCCCAAAAGGAACGGTTTTTCAAAGTAAATTAACGTATGGTAAGTTCACAAAGCCGACCAAAGAAAGGACGGTCATGTTCGGGGATTATCAAACGTCAGGACAAAATGGATTCTTTTATAAGTATCGTGAAGATTCCTTAAGCATACAGTACAACGAAAATGGAGAAATGCTTAAGAATTGGTTCACTCGATCGGACAGCGAACGCAATCCATTGCTTACACATTCGTTAAGACAGCTTACATATTCGTATGGCTCAGCCCACGACGAACTAAGAATAGGCTTTGACATGGAACGTATCAATCCATTTGCTCACTATGCAGTAAGATGCAGGAGCGAAAAAAGAGTACTAGTCAATCCAGAGGATGACTACTTACAAGAGAAGAACAGCAAATACATTACAGCAACCATCGGCAAATATCTAAACAGCAAAAGATTCGTATTTGTCGAAGGGAAAATAGACTACCTAAGAAGCCACTTTGAAGGTGTGCTTGCTCAAATAAGAACTAATGAAGTGCAGCGGCAGGAGTATATCTATTCCTATTTTGAACAGGGTGATATTAGTTAAATGAGTATAGAGAATGGCTACAGTTAAATTTCCAAGCGAAATGAGCCCGGCTACAAGCATAGGGGGCAATGACAAATTAATGATCTCGAAAGAGTCAACAGGTGAAGCTTATCAAGCGACCTTCAATCAAGCAAAAGATTATCTAGCTATTACAGGTATTGAACTAGAGCCTTTAGTAGGGGGTACAACTTCGGGTACAGCATTAGTTGTGCCTAATGGCCCGGCAGGAGAACAGCGTACTGCAGAAGTAGCTAGTGGTTTATGGTATGACTTTGGATCGGGGCCGGTACAAGCTACTGCAGACAGACGATGGAAGTCTTATTGGAGCGGCTCTTCTTGGTCTTTAAAAGACATGGGGGCTTTGCCTGATACCAATAAAATTCCAAACTTGGTTTCTAAAACATATATAAAGGAAGAGATAGCAGTAGATTCGAATGGTGTTATGTTTCGAGTTAAACCTTCTGTACCCTCAACTACTCAACCGCCATCGTTGGTAGGCGGTGATTGGGAAATAGTAGCTGTTTTGGCTGATGTAGAAAATAATCTATTTAACCTTAATGGCTTTATAGAGAAGGGAACTGGTAATTTTGTCCCTGACGCTGCACTTAAGTCGTCAGTATTCTTAAGAATTAAGGAATCTACCGATATTAAGCTATCGGGTTATTCAGGCAAAGACGATGCGGCTGCGTTAATAACATTTTATACTGCGGACAGAGAATACATTTCATACCTAAATTCAAACACCCACGGTTGGGTTACTGATTTTGTGGTCCCGAAAGAAAACATTCCAGTAAACGCTTATTATATTAGAGTTACCAAATTGCCGTCTCAACCACCTTTTATATCAGGAGTAGACCTTTTATTGAGACCTAACATTTCTCAAGAGTATGTCGATGAACCAATTAAGGTATTAAAGGAAGGTGTCACCGCCTTATCAGAGAGGAATAAGAGTAATTATTTCAGCCTTCACGGATATATTGAAAAAAACGGAGGTACTTTTCAAGATGATAGTTCACTTCGATCCTCAATTTTTCTTAAGATTGATGGGAGTAAAGATATCATCGTTACCGGATATTCAGGGTTGAATGACGCGGCAGCGTTGTATTCTTTCTATGATAAAAGTTTTAATCACATATCATCCGGGAATGCAACCACATCGGGGAACGTTTCTGATTTTGTTATTAAGAAAGAGGATATACCTAGTAATGCTGTATATGCGAGATTCACTAGAAATAGTACTCAATTTCCATATGTAGATGGAGTAATAAACTTTATGACTGATCAGGAGATTCAGCATTTCATTGAGGGTAATATTAATAATCTTTCCTTTGTTGATAGCAAAAAAGACTATTTCAATATCCTTGGTTATGTTAAAAAGGGCGACGGTTTTATAGAAAAACATGAGATATTTCGAAGCACTAGATTTTTAAAAATTAAAGGGACAGAAGATCTCATTATTACGGGTTATTCGGGGAGAGATGACGCAGCCGCGTTGTGCGCATATTATGATGAAAACTATGACTTTATTTCATTTGTAAACGCACCAAGCCAGGGCGGCGTGCTAGAGTTTATTATCCCAAAAGCAAACATCCCAAACAATGCGGTATACGTAAGGGCTTCCGCAACTGCCGCTCAAACAGGAAGAAAAGTTGAAGGAGTTGAAATTGAAGTAACATTTAACGATTCAATTGAATATTCTGATAATATCAGGTTAAGTTTAAAAGAAACAGAGTTGATTTTGAAGCAACCTTTCCACGATACGGTGAAAATATTGAATTATAAGGGGAATTTTCAGAATATACACCCGAAAGTATTGCATTTCCCAGGGGGCTTATGGGGGTTTAAATTTTGGATGGCATATACTCCTTTCCCTTATGAATGGGATCAAGATGAAAACCCATGTATAGCGGTTAGTAATGATGGTGAAAATTGGATAACACCTCCGGGATTAATTAATCCATTAGCGTACGCTCCTGCAAATGGCTACAATAGCGACACACATTTAGTTTGGAGACAAGACACAATGTCACTAGAATGCTGGTACCGGCCATATAATAACCTGACGACCACAGGTAAGTTAGTGAGGAGGGTAACAAGCGACGGGGTAAATTGGTCTCAACAGGAGGATATAAATGGTATAGATGGCGTCCTGTCCCCATCGATCATTTTTGATGGCGGTAGACCCTTAACATTTATGCGTGGCATATGGACGTGGTAAAGACGTCTAAAGGAGTGGAATTTCTTATTCAAGGATGGGAGGAAGATAAAGGCGATAATTTTACTTCATCAATGTTTTATGCACTAGATAGCGGTGGAGTAATATCTCCTGCAGCAAAAATTTTATCTGTAGAGAACCTACCGGGTAATCCAAGAAACTACCAAGGGTTGTATCGAGGTTCCATCCTTCCAGTTGGAGATGAGTATTATGTTTTTTATTCATATATCAGAAATGACCGATATCAAGGTATGATGTTAGCGAGAGGGAGAGACGTCTTTCGTTTACTACCAAACAATAGAGATATGAGTAGAGAAAGCGAAACGTTGACGCTAACTACCGATGAGAATATTTTAGAGCTGTATGTTCATTCGGCCAAATACATCCATGTAAAAGATTGCGACGTTGTGATCAATTCTTTTACTGGGTTGATGCCTAATGCAGTTTTAGAAATAATTGTGACTGGCTCCGGTAGCTGTCAATTAACTGCGGGCAGCAGGATTGACAAATCTGTCACTATAACAAGTGGTAAAAGAAGCTTGTTGGCTATCGATTCAAGAAATATTATTGTAATTTAATTAGAGCCCCTATCTCGTTAGGGGCTTAATAAAAGAAGCCAGACGGTGGTTGTCCGTCAGGCGCCTACTAATACATTTTAACTATCAACATTGTCATGTTGTCGACAATTCAATGCTAAATGTAAGAAAATGATTTTAATAAATAAAGAAGCTCGTGCGATACTTTAAAGCTGGGCTTAACAAAACAAAAATATATTGCCACTATGGCAAATGCTATTCGACACGATAATGAAAATATGAGAGAAAGAAAAACAAATAAAGGGAGCCTGTTTGTCGCCACGCACAAGACTCCCCCATTGAAATGATTCCACTTATTCTATGAAGTTAGTGTGGGGTATAAATGTAGAAAAATAATTTGAATAAAAAAAAGCCCGGCGTCTACTGTCGCCAGGCTGATTAGTTAACATATCACTAAAATGTTATTTCAAATATAATAAAAATTGATAAAAAAAGAAAGCCTAGCAATGTATCGCCCTGCTAGGCTAAAGCGAGTCAAATAAGCCGGGCGGCTATTGAACTCACCATTAGTTGACAAAAGACACAATATACGTAAAATATTGAAATAGTAAAAAGGGGAAGAGAATGAAAACAGGGGAAAAGGGATTAGCACTCATTAAAAGCTTCGAGGGATTTTACAGTAAGCCGTACAAGGACCCGATTGGCATTCCGACGATTGGCTACGGATTTACCTACTACTTACCAGATAGACGCAAGGTAACAATGCAGGATAGGCCGTTAACAGAACATCAGGCTACTTGCATGCTACAGGAGATTTTGAAAGGGTATGAGGGGGATGTCTTGCGACTGGTGAAGTCGAAGCTAACACAAAATCAATTTGATGCTTTAGTAAGCTTCACTTTCAATTTGGGCGGGGCAAATCTCGGTAAATCTACGCTATTGAGGAAGGTCAACATCAACCCAAACGATCGATCCATACGTGAAGAGTTCTTGAAGTGGAACAAGGCAGGCGGTAAAGTATTCGCTGGATTGGTTAGAAGAAGAAAAGCGGAAGCGGATTTATATTTCAGTAAGTAAGAGGATGAGTGACGTTAAACAAGATGTTATCGACAGAAAGGTTGATGGAGTTGTAAAGATATTTGGACTAGCGTACAAAGATGTGGTCGCTCTAGTAGCAACACTATCCATCTTGCTGAATGTATTCTTGGTGCAAGCATTAAATAAAGTAGATACCATCGTTCAAAAGATTGGGGGTAAAGAATGAGAAAGGCAGTAATACTACTGATGTTGATATTGTGGGGTATCATTACCTCGTCAAGGCAAAGCAAGCCGATAGAGCAACGTAACCAACCGATACTTATAAAGTCATTAGACAGTTTAAATAATTCATTAGACAGGCTAAAAATAGCGATAGATGAAAGGGATTAGAATATTAGCAATGGCTGTCATAGTGATGGTTGTTGCATCATGCGGTATGCTTCGGAATAAACAGAAACAATCATCCTCTTTGAAGATTGTTGAGGGCGCAAAGGTCGAACATACTTTAACCGAATCCACAGGAAGCAAGGTTGCCGTAACTGAAAAGGAAGTTGACAAAGGCACAATCGTTACAGAACGTGAAACGACTACAACAACAACACGTGAGGGTAGCAAGATCCGGGTCACCGCCAAAAAGGAAGATTTAAAGCCTGGCGAAAACTTTCTAATGGATTCGGCAGGTCATCAAATTAAAGCTATTCTCGATACACTTAATAAAATGCTAACGATCGAAATGGAAACGCCTGAGGAAGTCACGAAAACGACCGTTAAAGAAACTACAACGGAGCGTAAGGACATAAGAAAAGAACGGCAGGAGGAAAAGCAGGATATCACAAATAAGCAGGTGGCAACGCAAGCGCAAGTAGATAGACGTGAATCGTCAGCTACTGCAGAAAGCGAAAGCAAACCTAATGCGTGGGCGGTTTTCGTGAGTAAGATTGGCTGGGGAATTGCACTCCTTATTATATTGGTAGGTATTGCTTGGTGGTTATTTGGGGTTAGGAAGCGATGATATTGAGATATTAGATCGTATGAAGTGTAATCATTTCAATATTTTATCATATGTTTGCACAATCAAACTAATCATTTATGAAATATCGTGCTGATATAGACGGACTAAGGTCTATTGCGGTTTTAGCAGTATTAATTTTTCATATTAACCCCAGCTATCTACCGGGTGGCTTTGTAGGTGTAGACGTTTTCTTCGTGATATCTGGCTTCTTGATCACAAACATTGTCAAGTATCAAATTGAAAATAAAAAGTTTAATTATAAAGATTTCTACACTAAAAGGATTAAGAGGTTATTGCCATTGTTTTTTGCTGTAGTAGCTTTTTCATTTTTAGTTGGTTACTTTCTCTTATTCCCCGACGTATTTAGACAGTTCGCGGGAGACGCTCTAGCTGCAGCGTTATTTCTATCTAATGTAAAATCCGCTGTCAGTGGGAATTATTTCGACCATGACAATATTAGGCCACTGCTACATTTTTGGTCTTTAGCGGTTGAAGAGCAATTTTATTTCATCATGCCTACGTTTCTTATACTGATCATGAAGTATTTTAGAAAGTATGCATTTCACATCTTAGTGGTGGGGTTGTTTATTTCGCTTGCAGCTGCGGAATACTTTTCATCAACTCCTAACTACGCGCAGTTATCATATTTCCTTTTGCCAACAAGAGCATGGGAACTTTTGGCTGGGGGAATCTTTGCTTTTACTACAATTAATCTATCAAGAAATACCTCAACCTTACTATCATGGATAGGGGCGGCATTGATTAGTTTAAGTTTATTTGTTATAAACGAACAGAGTGTTTTTCCAGGAATCATAACTCTGCTGCCGGTGTTAGGATCAGTATTTTTGATCCTATCGAATGGAAAAGGGTTTGGAGAGGTTCTTTCCAAACCATTATTTGTTTCCATCGGAACTGCATCATATTCCATTTACATGTGGCATTGGCCTATAATTATTTTTACTAAACTGTATTTTGGGATCAAAGAGTTTACACTGATAGAATTTATATCGATTTTCACTATCATAATAGCTATTGGCTATTTGTCAAAAAAATATATTGAAGATCATTTCCGGTTTAAAAACAATATAGATTTCAAAAGGGCGATGGCATTCTATTTAATAATCCCTATACTGGTAACTGTAGGTTTATCAGGTTTTGTATATAAGAGTGGGGGGATGCCTTCTAGGTATAATGTAGGTAAAGAGTTCACGGTAACTACAACCGTCGGATGTCCATCCTTAGAGCCTGGTTGTTTCATTACTAAAAACAAGAATGAAAGTGGTAAAACGATGCTGTTAGGAGATTCGCACGCAGATCATTTCGGGAATCTATTCAAGAAATGGTATGATGACAATGGTCTCTCACTTAAACTTATGGCAGCATCTGGCTGTAACTTTTATTCAAAGGAGTTTTATAGCCAGATGTGCGAGGATTTAAAGCTTAAACTTAATAAAGAGATAGAGGAAACTCAAACGATCATCATCGCAAAAAGGATCGATTGGACATATAAAGACGATAAATTCAAGAAAGAATTCTATGATTTTATATCCGGAATATCGGCGAAAGGTAAGAACGTAGTTTTAATCAAGCAAGTTCCAAAATTTAAGGAGTCCGGTTTCCTTGAAAAATGGATGGTCGCAAAAAGATTCGGCAACGATTACAAACCGAAACTCGAAGATGTGGATATTGAGTATGAAAAAGCCAATAAGGAAGTATTGGGGATGTTTGAGGGGATGAAGAATGTTTCTGTATTAGATTTCAACACCGAATTAATCAGGGGGCACGAATATCTTAAATTTGATGATAAAAACCTGCCAATCTATTTTAATGCGGATCATTTGACTGCATATGGATCTGAATGGATTTATTATCGAATAAAAAACAATCGTGATTATGAATGGCTGATTGATTTATCAAAAAAACAGAAGTCTCACAGCTAACACTTTCTAGACTAAACTCAAATGAAAGCAAAGTTATAAAAAGCCCCAACTAAGGGGCTTTTTCTATCTCATACCATCCAGGCGATTCCACTACCCCTTGCTTAATCAACTCAATGAAGTAGAGCATATGCCGATCTTTTAACCAGCTAGGATTATGGTAATACCATTGAAACTCCTTAGTGCTGGGATTGTAGGTTATTCCTGCCTTATAGCAGTAGTTGATGTTAACGCACCATCCGCCACCACCTGCTGGATGTGACACCTCAACAATCTGACGCTCTCCATTGTGCCAAAATAATTTAACAACCCTACTGTTGAAACGAGGTATCATCGCATCGATAATGGCATCAATCAAATCCGGCGCAAGGTCACCATAAGTACAAGACCATGTATTGCCCTCTTTACGGAACAAGTAGATTGACATGCCATCTTTGCCTGTTAGCTTGTACTCATCAAGCCCAAAGCCCTCTTTGAGGTGTTCTATTGGTATGTGTAATACTTTGTTCTTGTAGTGGACTATTAACGGCTCCATTCTTGCAAGTTTACTAAAAAAATTAGTAATTAGTCAATAGGTCGGTGAAAACTATTTTTCAGTAGCGCGGTTTACTTGATATGAAAAGAGAAGAAATACAACGGCTTATTGACGAAGGGTATCATATAATCCGTAAGGGAGTGCCTGCCGTGGTGGAAGGCGATCTTTGGGAATACCTTGATAGCTTAGATGACGATTCGGGAGTGCTTGTGCTGTCGGAATTGCTGACGTGGAGCGATGACGAGCTAGCCAGGATTAAGAAAGCCTAACTGGCTGGTTAGGAAGGTTTAAAATCTATTAAGCATACTATATCATTTTACAATTAGTTGTAAAATATTTATTAGATTTGAAGGAAAATTAATTGAACTTGATGCTAAATAATTCTTATAACGAGCTTAAAAAAGCTAAACGATACCTAGACCGCATGGTTAAATGTGATTCATTTGAAGAGTTCGAAGAGAATTGGACAAACTTCTTGAGCTCATTAGAGAAAGTTTGGAACAAATCTGAGAGAGAGTGTCAATTATTTTCAAAAAAATTTCAACCTTGGCAGGGTAGATTTAAGAGTATAAGAAAAAGTGATCAAGTACTAAGCTACTTAAAGAATGCTAGAGACGCAGATACTCATTCTATTCAAGAGATTATTCAAAAGAAAAGCGGTAGTATAGGTATAAGCGGAACAGACAAATCAAAGCCGCTAATTTTAACAGATGTTAAAATTGATGGTTTTGGAAACATTTCTATAAAAGAATCTAATCAAGATTTGGATATAAAAATCGAAAAGCCAAGGTTCATTGTGAAGCCCTTTAGAAATTCCGGAGTTACTTATTTTCCTCCTCTATACTATAGGACCCAGAAACTTAGCGATCCCTTAAATCCGACGGAAATAGCGAAAAATGGTTATGAATTTTACGAAACGTATCTGAATGAATTAAGTATTAAAATTAAAGAATGGAGCTGTATTTAACACGCCTAATTCCCCATATTTTGGGCGATAAATTATTCGTTCAACCATACATGTTATGACTTATATCTGTTATATTCGGGATTTTGACCGTTTTTGGTCATAGCCTCTTTTCGATAACATCTTTGTAAGAAGGCGAGACACGGCACTTTCAAATATGCCGTGTTTCTTAGCTAGCTCTTTTAATGTGTATTTAGCTGATATCCATTCCAAGTAAATAGGTTTTTGCTTTGAGTGTGTCATGATGCGAATAATGTTAATTGCCCAACATTCGGTTCTAATTCGGATAGAATGATTTTCAGCATATCCACTCTTTCTAATCTTTTTTCTTCTCCTTTGGGCGTTGCTGCTCTGGCATTAGAATAAAATGTTATGCATCTTCTAGTGTCCGCAACCATTCTATCCTTGATTCCATAAGCTCTGTTTTGAATTGTCTTTCGCCATGATTCGATGTTGTGGTATTTCATTCCTCAAATATTTTAATCTGCTTATTAGGTTTGTTTAATTGCTCCTCGGCTTTGATTGCTTCGAGTTTCTTCCTTGCTAATGCAATTACCTCGAGCATCTGCTCATTTGATAACCCATTCTCCTGGAGATAGGCTATTAGCATATCTGCTTGTTGTTGGATGGTCATGTTATGCTACCATTTTTAAAAGTACCTCACCTTGGCATTCAGCCCAAGCACGTACTACATGAGGAACTACACTGTTGCCAATAAATTTCTTTTGATCTGATTGATTTCCGTACAATTTGTAATCCGCTGGAAACCCCTGAATTAGTTTCAACTCTGAAACTTTCAGCATTCTCATACGGATATCTGATATCCCATACATCGCCATAAATTCCTTGATCTTGACCATGGTTTCAGAATCATCTTGATAGATTTCAATCCTAACACTGGTGTCAATTGAATACTGAATAAAATAAAGTGGAGCCTTGTCCTGTCGTGCAATTATTGTTGGACATGGCTGTTCAATATGCATCGTATGACCACCTTGGGAAGGATTGTATATGAATCCTTTCGCAGTCATAAGAGCATGCTTATCCGAGGTTAAGATTGTGCCCGCCGGCTGATCGATTGACTGATGATTATGTTCGCCTGAATACTGTTTATCCAGCCAATGAGCCTGAACTAACGA